CAAAAATGCGCCGACTCCCCAATAATATCCCATAAATTTTCCTTGTGTAAACATTCCTATTATCTTTATAATGATAAAATATTCTTAGTAATCTCTCCTTCTAAAAAATTTGATATATTAGGATCTCCGATAGATAAGTTAATATACTTGCATATAGTGTAAGATATGGATATTAATAATCGATTATCAAGAGTTAAATCTTCAGTTGGTTTATTCTTATCGATTGATATTTTTTTCTGATATAATTTTATTTTGGCAGTATGGGTTCTAACTTTCGGAGGTAAAGAATAATATTCCAGTATTCCATTCTTACCTCTTTTGCATAATACACAAACAGGTTTTACAATTCCACCACGTGTTGCAGGGTTCTTTTGCTGTTTGTAAATGGGATTTTCTTCTTTTATTATTTGATTTACCTCTCGTTGCCATCCTTCCATTTGTATAATAACTCTCGGCAAAAAATCTTCTGGAAGTTCAATATATCCGCTACCATCTTGATTTTTTATCGGATCATTTGGTATTTCAGAAAGATTCAGGCAATAGATAGGAACTTTTAATAATACCTCTTCTATTGCCTGATCACAAAACGATAAAATCAAGTTATCAATTGGAAGAGCATTATTAGATACCGTACTTTCTGACAATAAATTTATCTCTCCAAGTATCTGTTTCGATTTCTGTAAAATATCATTCAGATTCATATTCTTTTAGATCTGGAAAATAAATTCCGTGTTCTTCAGCTTGCTTTATTACTGATTGATAACCTCTTAATAATAGCCCGGATACAGAACAATTTTCTTTCAAATAGGTAGCGGCTTCTTGCCAAGTTGTAATACCGTTTATTTCTTTTATTGGAGGATTGTTTTTGCTTTTTTCTTCAGGATATTTACTATATAATTTTATTTTCTTCCCAAAATTTTTATCCTTTTCGATTGCTTTTTGTATTCTTTCATCGTTGGTCGTATAATATCCTACATCACCACGATATGAAGAATCAAAAGATATCATTGTTTTTTTCTTATCAACATATACAAATGTTGTTAAAGATCCGTGATTTGTGTAATATGTTTTTAAAGCCATTTTTAATTATATATTTATAGGAGCTCCAATATTGAAGCTCCTATTGTTATTAATAAAATTTACGCGGATTTTGGTACGATTCTCATGTGTGCACCCGGATAACGCAAGCAAGCACAGGCCGCTTCTGTTAACACAACGGCATCTGTGTTTCGAATTCCGGCTTTTTTAAGATCAAGCTCGTTGCGATCAAATGGCAAGAAAACTTTTTTCATTAAATATTCCGGATCAAGAATAAACCCATAATCACTCATTCCGCAATCGTCAAACACCTCTGAAAGTAAAATGTACAATTTACCGAATTTCGATCTTGCTTCTGAAAAATCGATTCCCCATTTTACAAAATCGTCATTGGCCTGAACTACTTTTTGAACTTCAAGTTTATTTATTCGTTCGATCAAATTAGATCCGCCAACAAGTATTTTTCTTTTGTTCCCAGCATTTCCGGTAAATGATTCTTTCATGATATTGATAAGGTCATTCTGTGTTAATTCTGTTTCGGTATCATATTCATACTCTTTACCGGCTTGCCACCAGATTCCTCCGGTTGTCATTACTTCTTGTTTTTTATCGGAATTATAAAAACGGCTTTTTACACCGAACATCCATGATTTTTCCATAGCAAGTCGCATATCGAAAATACTGGACTCTTCAAGGTCGCTGAAGTTCCAATCAACCTCTTTTTTAGTCATCTTCTGGAACGTCGATTGCTCTACCTGCATCTTAAATACCTGACAATAATTTTGTGTTTTTGTCGGTAATGATTCAAACTGAGATGTTTGAACATCTAATTCAGACGCAGCCCGGCCCATTCTTATCAATACCGTATTTTGAGGGATTGACGGGACGACACCTTCTATTGATTCTTTCTTTTTCCCATTTAAAGCATATACGACTAATTTCCCGTCATCCGCTTTTTTTGTAACGTACAAAACCAGATCAGCTTTAGATTCAGTTGTGCCGTCAGATTCATAACCTTTTACACCTTTTACAAGTATAGTGTCTGTTTCATCAAATATCTCGTTATTATCAGTGTCTATGGTTGCTTTTTTATGAGCACTCGTAACGCTTGATGCAGGTTCTTCATAAGCCGTAGTAACTTTCGCCTTTGTTGGCTTCGTGTCGACTGAATAATATTCGACAATCATTGATTCAGCACTGCGAGATTCTGCATACCTCATAATTTGATCAATAGGAGTTGACATAGGACGTATTTTAGTAATACGTTTGTCTATATCCGTCATTAATAATTCCGGACTTTTTTCCCGTGTGATCTCGGTTGTTAACGGAGCTCCGGTTACATGTTCACCTACTCCAGCTACACCCGCTACACTAAATATAATTCCAGCCGAATCTTCTCCTAAATAAAAGGCTATAATAGCCATTACTACGGCAAATAACAATAATGGGATTAATCCCAATAACAGTGATTTTCTTTTTGTCAATAAAGTTTTCATATTAAATTTATTTTTGTTTTTATTTATCCCAAATACTGGATCTTTTTCTATTGTCATTAATATCCCACACACTTATTTTTTCTCTTGATACAGAAGGCATATCATTTGCTCCTTGTTCTATCATTGGAGTTTTATCCGTTGCTTCATTTGCACGTTTTTTCTCAAGCTCTATTTTGGCATTTCTTCCTCGTATCTCAGCTTCTTCTGTTGCGTCATCGTACGTCATACCTCTCCACAACCGTTCAAGTACATCTTTACTAAATTCCCAAGTCACAAGTGAATCTAATAGGTTGGATATATATTCTTTGAATTGAGATTGTGTAGATTCATCCATTTCTTTCTCAACGATAAAATCTTCGATAACCTTTGAAAATTTCTGGGCATTTTCTTCTTGTTTCCGTTCAATTTCTTCAAGTTCAGATTTATTTTTCTGGTAAGCCTGAATACCTTCATCATATTTTTTGCGGGCTTCTGGATCATTTTCAAGAGCATCTTTAATATCCGGTCCGAAACTTTCCGCTATGGCTGTCAATACATCACTTCCATCTGCAAGACTTGATAAAAGCATTGCGGCTTTAGGATTATTAATAAATGCATCTGTAAGGCGTTTATTGCTTTCTTCAAAAGAGTTAATTCTGTTTGTTCTGTCTTCATCGTATTTGTCTAATGCGCTGAAAAATATTTCATCGTCATCAAAAGTTTGTCCCTCTTCTAAAGGATAATCAGTAAATTTTTCTATCCATAACTGCCGTTTTGTTTTTTGTTCTGGTACATTTTCTTTTTTTTCTTCTTCTGCCATACTTTTCAAAATTGGTTTAACATTAATGCACCTACAAAGAAAAAAGGCATTTATATACATATATACCTATAATGGCGGGAATTTGATATATTATTGCAAATAATTGATTATATTTGTTCAGCCTTCTGATGTGTGCGCATAAAATTGCGTGCATGGATAAGATATTACACCTCACAGACAGGGATAATGATTTCAGACGTGTGTATTTCAAAATCATTTCCCGACTACCTAAAGAAAAAAGAAAATACCCTTATCCATATTTATATGCGATTAAATCAAGAGCAGAAAGATTTTATGTATCTGAGAAACAAGCTTACGAAGCAATCACTCTTTTAGAATCAGGAAAACTTAACTATAAAGGAATCAAGTATAACATGTACTCTGAGATATATAAAAGAGTACAAAAGATTTTATTATTAAAAAGATGCTCTAAGATTCAAGCTGTAAGAGAAGTTATATATTATCAATCAGCTCCTGAATTTTATATATCTCTCCGCACAGCAGAACGAATAATATCAAAACATGAATTACGATCAAATAATATCAGAAAATATCGATCGCTTGAAAAAGTTTAAATCTCCATATAATCAAGTGACAGGAGAAGGATCGACAATAATAGCCCGTACTGAAGTAAATATAAAAGAACTTGGGAAGATATTTATTCCGAATTTGATGATCAAGGAAAATTATTGGATAAAATTGTTATCCGATTTAGGATCTTTTTCAGAGTTTGCAAGTACACTAAATATTTCTGAGGGAAATATCAATGAACTTATTCAAGCATTTTTACTTATTCGATACAAATATGATTTTGAATTCTGGACTGCTACATGTGTTAAAATAAAAGATAAAATCAGTAGTCAGGATATACCTTTTTTACTTAATTATCCACAAAGAAAGCTTTTATCGGTTTTTGAACAACAAAGATTGTCCGATCAGCCAATACGTGTAATACTTTTAAAAGCCCGGCAATGGGGAGGTTCTACCCTCACCCAAATATATATGGCTTGGATTCAGTTAGTTCATAAAAGAGCTTGGAATAGCATCATTTGTGCACATTTAAAAGATTCTGCGTCCAATATTAAGGGAATGTATTCTAAGCTTTTAGAGAATTATCCTCAATGGATTTTCAATTCTCAACTCAAATTTAAACCATATGAACGCACCCAAAATATATCGATTATCCAACAAACAGAATGCCGTGTGACTATCGGATCGGCAGAAACCCCCAATTCCGTACGGGGAACTGATGCTGCAATGGCTCATTTATCAGAAATTGCTTTTTGGCCGGCAACAAAAAATAAAAAACCTTCAGATCTTGTTCGATCCGTAGTTTCCACAGTTTCTCTTATCCCTTATTCAATGGTTGTACTTGAATCTACAGCTAATGGAGAAGGTGATTATTTTTATACTGAATATAACCTTGCCAAAGAAGGAAAATCCGACAAAACCGCAGTATTTATACCTTGGTTTGATATTGAGATGTACCAAACTGAAGTTAAAGATTATAAGTCATTCATAGATAATATGGATGATTATGACTGGTTTTTATGGGAATCAGGAGCGTCTCTTGAGTCTATTGCATGGTATCGTATGAAACGAAAGGAATATCAAGATCATCAAGATATGATGTCAGAATATCCAACTGACGATGTAGAAGCTTTTTCTACTTCTGGCGAAAGAGTTTTTGACAAATACAGAATTGAACTATTAAAAAAGAAATGTTGTGCACCTAATTATGTCGGAGAAATTCAGTCCGGATCTCATAGAACGAAAGGTAAAGAATCTCTGTTAAATCTGAATTTTAAAGAAGATAAAACCGGGAAGCTGTTTATATGGAAAAAACCGGAAGATGATCCCATATCTAACCGTTATGTAGTAACTGTCGATATTGGGGGACGTTCTTCTAAAGCCGATTATTCGGTTATTGTCGTATATGATCGTTACTGGATGATGTATGGAGGAGTACCAGAAGTTGTAGCTCAATGGTACGGACATATTGACCATGATTTACTTGTGTGGAAGTCTGCTCAAATAGCTTCTTATTATAATAAAGCTTTATTGGTTATTGAAAGTAATACTTTAGAAACAGAAGATACCGATGGAGAACATACAGAATATATACTTGAAACTTTAAATGGAGTTTATCCTAATTTATATTCCCGAACTGATCCTACAAAAATAAAAGAAGGTGCTCCTATTCGTTTTGGTTTCCATACAAACCGATCAACGAAAACAATGATTATCGACCACATGGTATCAATTCTCAGAGATGATCCATACATAGAGAGAGACGAAGGCACATGTTTTGAATATAATGTTTTTGAAAAAAAGCAAAACGGAAGTTTTGGAGCAAAGGAAGGAAAACATGATGACCGGGTAATGACTCGGTTAATAGGTATATATGTATGCTACAATATACCATTACCTAAAGAGATAGTTAATTCCCCCAAAATAAAACACGTAAAAACAATTTCTGAAGCAACTATATAAGTCCCGCCATTATAGGTATATGCGAATAGTCTTAACCTTTTCTTTTGTAGAAAATTGAAATACGAAGAATATGGCAGGAATAGGATCATTAATTGGTATTGGAGCTGGAATACTGGGTAATATTTTTGGAGGTATAGGCTCTGCAAAACAACGTAAAAAAGCACAAACACAACTTAATAACCAAATCAAAGAGAACGAGAATATTTTTAATAGGGACTACTATCAAGATATTCTAAACCGTTCGGATGTACAAAACCTTTTAAGAAATACACGTAATAGAATCGCTGATGCGAATAAAATAGCATCAAATACCGCTGTCGTTACAGGAGCTACTCCCGAATCTGTTGCAGCACAAAAAAAGAATTACGCTAAAGCTTATAGTGATTTAGTATCGAATATCGCATCACAGTCATCTTTATTAAAACAACAGGCTCAAAACAGATATTTGGCAAATAAGAATATTCTGTTAGGACAACAGGCAGACTTATATAATGACAGAGCTTCACAATGGAGTAATGTCGCTTCCAATGCAGGGAACATTTTAGGAGCTTTCTCTGCCTTATATCCCTTAAATACAAAAAGAAAATCCGGGAAGTCTCTTTCGGAATTCACTGATAATCCGAATGAAATACCTAAGACAAAAAATTCAAACTATACCGATAATATATTCTTAGCGTAAATTATGGCAACAATATCAGAAGAATATAAAAATAATAAAGCTTTTACTCAACAAGAGGAAGTTCCGGCACAACCTTTAATTGCACAGCCGGATCAAACCAATGAACAACAAGATCAAATTCCACAAAATGAAACGTCAAAAGATGGAATATCAATAGTGGATCAAATAGGCGAATATCTTAAACCTGATGCAAATATGCAGGAAATGGCAAATCAGGCAGGACAACGGTCTTTTTTGGATTTGTACAATCAGTATATCAAAAATCCTTCAGGTATTGACGAAAAGACATTAAAATCTCGTCAGGCATTAGCAGGATTCACCGACATTGCACTATTGTTAGGTGACATTGCAACGGCTGCATCGGGAGGACTTGTAAATAAACGGAATAAGACCAATACCGGAATATCAAATGCTTTTCTTCAACAAGAATTGGAACGAATCAGAGGATTGCAAGATGCTTATAGTAGGGGACAATACAATGCGGCTGTAGCAGATAAAAAAGCCGGTGATGCAGCAGCCGCAGCAAGGGCGCAAGCTCAGCAAGCTGCATTACAACAATATAATAAATACTTATATGACTTGGGTATTATAGATGCAAACGGACGAGTAAAAAAGGATCTTCAAACTAATGAACAAACATGGAAATCCGGAGAAAACGAGAAAAACCGCTCTAATCAAGTAACTATTGCTAAACTAAATAATGACGCTGCAATGGGTAGACTTAAATATAAAGAGGGTCAAGCGGGAAATAAAACATCTGGAAATAAAAATAATACTACACTATATTTTGGAAACGGTAGGACAATCTCATATCCTAAAGAAAATGAATCTGCAATCGCAACTCAAATTCAAAGAATTGCATCGAAATATGCTGATAAAACTGGAATTAAAAAGTTAAATATTTTAAGTTCATTTGGTGTTGATCCTTTATCTCAACAAAAAGCTTATGTCCATGAAGTTTTACCGCAACTGATAGAGGCAAGTGAAAAAATTCCGGAACTGAAAAATGAATTATATCCAGTAATTAATGCTTTAACTAATTATCCAAGTACACTTAAAATAGATTCGTCAACAAAAGGGACAGGATTACTTCTACCAAAATAAAAATAATAAAATATGGAAGAGCGTAGGAAACAGCTATATAATAATTTAATTAATTCCGGTAAAACATACGTAAATGAATCTTTAATCGGAACAGAAGATCAATTTATGTCAGCAATATCTTCTCCAGAGAAAGCTGGAGAATTTTATGACAATCTTAGGAAATATGAGATATTTAGTGTTAAAGAAATTGGGACAAGAGATCAATTTATAAATTCAATTGCTCCAGATTTTTCAAATGCTGATAATACAAAAAAACAAGATAACATCTTTTCTGAAGAATACCTTGAACAGGTTGCCGAACCTTCAAATGATTTTTTATCCAAAATGGCAAATCCTTTGGAAACTCCATTTTCACAATATATAGATGAGACTATATCTGGAAAACAAAAAGTAGAAATACCATACCTTGATTCATGGGGTAAAGTTAAGAAAGCCGGTCAAGAATACGAAAAACAAAAAGAAGCTGAGAAATTATATCGTCAAAGTATAGACAACGAAACAGACAGAATACAAGATGAAATAAAAAAGAGTCTTGATATACCAGAAATTAATGTTGCAAAGATTCTTAGTGCTTCTAATTATATACCAGAGGATATCTATAATAATGTAAAACATGATTTAGATGCTTATAAAAATTATAAAGCAGCTGATTATTTGATCGAAGAAACTAAAAAAACGGCAAATGCGAGTAAAAATAAGAGTGGATTTTGGAAAGGCGTAGGAGACAATCTTTTAACGGAGGATGCTATAACTCTGGGATTATCTACTTTTAGAAATACTCAACAGTTAAAATCTCTATTAGATAAAGTTGAAAAAGAAGGCATTCAATCTCTTACTCCTTCTGAAAACACATTATTAGAGGCAGCTTCTGTAAAATCTTTGTCAGATATGATTTATGAATCGGGATTGTCGACGCTTTATAATTTTGGAAGTGCGACAGGTACGTCAATCCCATATATGCTTCAATTCGTTATTACACATGCTCCGGCTTCAGCTATTGCAAAACCCGTAATGAAAAAACTTACCGGATATGTAACAAAGCGTTTCGGCGAAGCTGCTATAAAAAAAGCTGCGGCAAGAGCTATATCAACATTACCTAAAGTAGGAACAAAAACCGCATTGAAAACAGCTAATGCTCTTGCAAAAACCGGAGTAGCTGCATTGGAAGCCGGAGCTACAGGTGCACTTATGCCTATAATTCAGCCAAGTATGTATAATGACATATTGGAGAGAAGAATGGGACAAGTTGATGCCGATATAAATCCTCAAACCGGTAAAGTTCAGTATAAAGGACAAACAGGTGAAAAGAGTTGGGGAAGGGCTATCGGAGAAGGTATTACAGCCCAAGTTCTGGATAATTGGGCAGAGATGTCAGGCGGTGCAATTATGAAAGCATTGAGGTTACCCGCAAATGCTTTAAGTAAAATATCTCCGAAATCAAGAGAATTTATAAATATAATTTCCGAAAAACCTTTACTAAGATCATTTAATCGGGTAAGAGAAGATATTGCAAAAACGACAGGCGTACATTCTATTCCGGGTGAAGCCCTTGAAGAGTTTGTCGGGCAGACCGCAAACGCTTTAACTGTCGGAGATCAAAAATTAGAAGATATTTATACATGGGAGAATGCATGGATGACATTAGCTTCTGTCGCACCTTTATCTATAGGGATGGGAAGTGCATCCGGAGTTATGGCTCAAGCCGCTAAAAAAAAGGTAGTCAGAGACTATAATAGAGCCAGCAAAAAATTATCTGAGGCCTATTCTCCAGACTTGGTCGAATATATTAAATCCCGTGTTGGAGGATCACCGGAACAACAAGCAATGATAATTCGACAGTATTATGACAGAGCTCGTGAAGCAAAAAATGAGGAAGAGAAACGTAACATTGCCAATGAATACAGGCTTGTAATGGATTATGCAGCAGCAGTAAATAATTATGATGCCTATATAGGAGGAATAGAAGCCCGTGTAGCAAATGAAGTATCTGCTTTATCAGAACAAATTCGGAATGATATAAATCCGGATATGAATGCAACCGTTTATATTGATTATGACGGTCAGATGGCACGTGTGACCTCTGGAAACATAGTATTTGATGAAAACGGGGATATTAATGATTCCAAATCGGATGATACAATCACAATAGAGCTACAAGACGGTACAAAGCAAATGGTTTCTCCTGATAAATTTAAAGTAACAGGATACCGCTCATTTGACGATCAAATCAACGAAGCTACACAAAATATAGAAAACACGATCTTATCCCAAGAAGATACAGATGTTTATGGTCCTGATCCCGTGTTAGACGAGGCTTTATATATCAATACGGATAACGGTCCTGTTTCAGTAAAAGTAACAAGAGCCGATTATGGAGGATTTGAAGGTATTCAAATTGACGAATCAGGGAAAGAAATTACGGAAATAATAAACGGAATAGAAACACCTGTATCGATTCCTTTTTCAAAAGATCAGATTATTCGTCCGGATAATCCTACCATAGAAACTGAGAATAATACAGTAGCAGAAGATGTAAGACCCCTGCAAGCCGGTGATGTTATAAATGTAACAGGATTCCAGAATCCGGTAACATTCGTTTCCGAAAGCAACGGAGATGCCATAGTGGGATTATTGGATAATATGGGAAATCCTATTATCAACACCGAAGGGAAACAAGTACAAGTCCCGGTTAAATCAGAACAAATAATACATTCACAAACCCAATCACAAGAAATTAAAGAAGAAACTTCTGATTCAGCATCACCTGTCGAAGAAGAAGTTATTCCTATGCGGAAAAATAAAAAAGGCGAACAAGTGAAAGATTATGTTTCCATGCCTGATAATATGTTCGTTGAACATATGATAAATGATTATGGAAATGAAGCAGCCAAAGAAGGTCTAAAAGATCGAAAAAGAAATATTGACTCTTTAATAAATAGATTAAAAAAACGAAGAGATAAATCTACCAATACAAACGAAAAAATAGATATAGATGACGAAATTAATGATCTGAAAAGCCGGTTGCAAATTTTAGAAGAATTGTCTCAAAATTTGCCCAATGAACCAAACTCTTTTAAAGAACGATTAAACAGCCTTTCCGAACCGGTTTCATTAGAAGATTACATTTTACAGGGTATAGCCTCTGGAGAATATAAATTTAAATGGGGTGGTAAAAATGGTTTATCTGATGAATTAGGCTTGAAATCGGACAGAGAAAGAAGATCAAGAATAGGAATTCTTAAAAATGACGGATATACACCTGAAACATTGGCGGAAAGAATATTTCAAGAGATTGAGTCCGGTCAATTGCCTTTTTCTGTTGAAGAATTAGAGATTAGGAACAGCATTATTGATATACTTAATCGAGTACATTCACGCAAAAGAGCCCTTGAAGAATCAGAATCTTTACAAAAAGAATTCGAAGATCAACAGATTCGGGTTCAAGAACAAAATTCTGACGTTGTAGAAGAGTTAACACCCGAGGAATTGCAAGAAATAGATGAAGCAATTGCGGAATTAAAGCCAATAGATGATATTCGTTTCCGGACAAATATGAGTTCATCATCTGAAAACTTAAATAATGAAACTTTAAATAATGGAAATAAGAATACTGCTTTATTCAATATAGAATCTATTAATGATTTTGCGGGCATGACTCCTGAACAGAAAATTGTATTTAATGCAGTGATAGATATGTTGAAAGATGCAAATATTCCTGTCGAGGTTCTTACAAACAATCAAATAAACAGCCTTGTTGAGTTTCAAAATTCAAGACTGATGACTGTATATCATGGAAGCGGAGCAAAATTTGATGCTTTTGACCATTCTCATATAGGGGAAGGCGAAGGAGCACAAGCTTATGGATGGGGCAGCTACGTAACCGAAGTAGAAGGAATAGGAAGAACGTATGCGGAAAGCAACAGCGGGAATATTTTCAAAAGTGGTTTCGGTGATTTCTATTTGCAAGAGATTAGAAAGGGACTTGCAGAAGGAAACCAATTTGAGGACATCAAGCAAAAATTACTTTCCTACCATGCAGATATGTATGAAAAGGCTGGAGGCAATATTGAAATGTACGGTGATTTCATTTCAGATTACGAAACTTTGCAACAGCTAAAAGAAAATGATTTGCCAAAACGCAACCTTTACACGGTAGAAATCCCCGACAACACGGGAAACAATTATCTGGTATGGAATGAAGAAGTAAATGAAACTCAAAAAGAGGAAATTATATCATCATTGTCAGAGATATATGATGAAGATTTTGATTTTGATTATTTCCTTGACAAGATGGACCAATATGAATATGAGTACAATCTTACTGGAGAAGGTTTATATAAATTGTTGTCAAAATATGGATTTAATAATAATCCTCAAAAAGCATCAAATATACTTCAACAAATAGGATATACGGGTATATCTTATCCTGCGCAATATAGAACTGGAGGACGTAGTGATGGTGCAAAAAACTATGTTATATTTAATGAAAATGATCTAAAAATAAAAGATAGGATTAGTTTTTTTAAAGACAATAAAGGAATTATTTATGGAGCAACCATAAATGGAGAAATATACTTAAACGGTTCAGCTCTGAATCCTGAGACACCGATACATGAATATACCCATATATGGGATTATGCATGTAAAGATAATAATCCTGAATTATGGAATCGTGGAATAAAACTAATGAAACAAACAACAGTTTGGGAAGAAGTTAAAAATGATCCTAACTACTCAGACTTACAAACTGACGATGAGATAGCAAGCGAAGTTCACAGCAGACTTACCGGTAAAGATAGTACAAAACTTATGGAAAATATTGTTTCAAAAGCAAGTAGAAAAAGCTCTCTTGAAATAGTAAAAGCAATTTCTTTACGGGAAAATCTGAAAAAATGGATTAGTGATTTTTGGTGGTGGTTAAAGGACACAATGTCACCTTGGACAAAGAATAAATCGTCTAAAGTAAGTTTAGAAGATTTTGTAAATATGCCGTTAAAAGACCTCGTTATTGGGACAAAACTGAATATAAAAATAAATCATAAGTCCTTTAAAACACAAAATAAAAACAATCTTTTGAATAATCAAAAAGAAAATAATGATATAACATCTTTTGCTATAAGACACAATCTGATTGAAAAGGACGTGCAAGACTATGCCGATTATATGCGGCAAGGAAACCTCAACGGAGCATCTGGGGCTTTCACGGACATACGCAGGAAAGTAAGGATAGACAACAAAGGCGTAAGCCTTGGTGAGTTTACAAAGATATTCTCTCCCATACGCCAAGAACTGTACGAAAAGTTCGGGAATGTTGACGAGTTGCGCGAACAATATGTGCAGACCGAAATGGAGAAAAGAGACATGATGGATGCTGCCCGAAAGCGTGCCGAGGATGCTGCGGAGGCGGAACGAAAGCGGCTGCAAGAGTTCCAAGGCATGAGCGACGAGCAGCTTGACGAAGAATATTTCAAAGCCATAGATACGAATGACGAGAGCCGTATGCGTGACCTTGTGAACGAGGCGGCACGGCGAAACGGTTACGGTGACGTGGGAAGCGAATATCAGGGCGTAGGCGCATGGAGTGCACCGAGCAATCCCGGATATGAAAGCGATGAGGAAAGACGTGCGGCAGTAGAGAATGAATCACCTGATGTCAATGTTACGGACATAGCGAACGGATATTTACAGCAACCAGATGATTACTTCACTAATTTGCGTGCATACGGCAACAACAATCCGCACGGACGTGAGAGTGCAGAGGCTATAAACAATGCAATGGACGACGTAAGGAAAGGCAAAGACCCGAAGATAAAGGTTTATCGTGCAGTCCCTAAAACCGTAAAGGAAGGAACGTTGCGTAATGGAGACTGGGTAACTCCGAGTAGGAAGTATGCCGAGATGCACGGTAATAATAGATTAGAGGGCGATTACCGTATAATAGAACAGGAAGTTTCTGCCAGTCAGCTATGGTGGGACGGAAACGACATAAACGAATGGGGCTTTGACGACGGCAAGCGATACGCATACAGGAACACACGCAACAATCGCAAGTTGAACGACTTGATAACCCGTGATGACAAAGGGAATGTCATACCTTTGTCCAAACGGTTCAATTCAAGAAAAGAAGATACTCGTTTCCGTTTCATAGGAGAAGAAGGAGCGGCTAATCTTGATAGATCAGAAGAAGCTACTACACGCCTTGACAACCTAAATGTGGCAAGAGAAATGGAAAATGCCTTTGAGGAAAAGAAAGCTCGGATTGAAAAGCTGCGGAATAGCGAACCTGTGGAGATTACGGGAAATGAAATTACTCCAAGCGAAGATTTGAAACAGTATAAGAAGAATGCACTGGAGTACGGGAAGAAATTACAAGGAGAATACACAAACAAAGATACAGGAAGAACCATTCAGCTACAAAGAGGTAGAAAGAATGGTGGTATAAAAGAAGTGTTGTCGCACGATACACTTAACGATACTGCACAAATCAAGAGTATAGCGGCCATACCCTCAATTATAGAAAATGCTATATACATAGACAGTTCAGAAAACCAAGACACACATAAAAATCCAAATGTAGTATCTTACCATTATTATATATGTGGATTGAAAATCGGTGGTGAAGATTATACAGTCCGTATGGTAGAAGCAGAAGAAAAGGATGGAAGCCGTTATTATGACCATAGACTTACGCACATTGAAAAGGGCAAACTCATAAATGAACTTGCCCTAATAAATTCTTCCTCCTCGACTGAATTGTCTTCAACGCCCGATGCTGAAGCAGAAGATCGGAATCGTCCGACGAATAGAGGGGAAATACAAACTGCTCCTATTTCCAATATCAAAGATACTCGTTTAATTTCACTTCTCCAAACAAACAATCAAGAAAATGCTCGTAAAATCAAACTTGCAACCGGATGGGAACGTGGAGCGGATGGGAAATGGCAACATGATACAGAAGCCAAACTTCAGATACCTAAAGAAGAAAAAATAAATGAAATAAAAAGATTATCCGATATATTGAATACCGAAGTCGAGATTTACGATACACAAGCGGATCTGCCTACAAACATACGAGAAAAAGCAAATGGAGAAATAAGCGGTTATTATATGCCGGGAAATGATAAAGTAGCGATTGTTCTTGATGCAAATATTTCGATAGGCGATATACAAGCTACAATGTTACATGAAATAGTAGGACATAAAGGTATAAGGGGTCTATTTGGAAATAGGACGGATGAATTCTTAGATAAAGTCTTTGAATCAATGGATGCAAATGTCAGAGCCGAATATATGGAAAGATTCAACTCCGAACGTCTTGCAGCAGAAGAATATTTATCTGAATTGGCAGAATATAATCCTGAGACATCCGGCATAAAGAAAATAATAGCCATTATCCGTGATTTTTTCCGTGAAATTTTAGGAATTGATTTGAAATTATCCGATAATGATATTGTGTATATTTTATCAAAATCAAGAGAAAGGCTACAAAATAGTAGAAATTTGTCAGAAAATAAACCTTTAAATGAAAGTTACTCACCGAACGAAGAAAGCAATTTGACAGAAACAAACAGAATCTTTAATGATCGGTTATCTGAACTGACAGAACAAAACAGCGACAATATAGTCCTTGATTTGGGAAATCCTTCGGAAATATTGTTATCTGCCGGAATAGAAGACAAGCCGATGAAGCTGTACGGGAATAAGGTCATCAAAAAGATGAAGAAACATGGTTTCAAATTGGAGGAACTAAGAAACCTGCCTGAAGCCGTTGCAAACCCGATTGCCGTATTTGAAGGTTCAGTTCCTAATAGTCATGCGATATTAACAGAATTAAAAACAAACGGGAAAAATATTTTAGCAACTATTTCAATAGGAAAAGGTTCGGATATTGATTTCAATATAATAACATCCGCCTATGGAAAAGACGGAGAAAATATCCAGAAATGGATAAATGAAGGGAAAGGTTTATACTTTAATAAAGAAAAAGCCCTTGATTATCTACGCATTCCCGCTCCAATTGCGGGGGCACAAGACAGTCAAGGACTTTTCGATATTGCAAATATAGTGAAAGAATTTGAGAATCCAACCATTCCTAATAAAAATGAGGCCGTAGAAAAACGAATACAACAGGAAACAGAAGAAACTTTATATCGGTTAAAGTCTCCTGTAAAAGTTGACGTATCTAGAGATTCTGCAATAGAAGCCGCTGAAAAAATATCCGGTGCTCAATACCTGCAAAGAGTTATAGATAAAGACATTTATCGAAACATCAGCTACAACACGCTTAACCGTAATGCCATACAAGCCGTAGGTTATGGGAAAAAGAAGCTCAGATATTTCGATAAGCGTAAAATGGAGAATATATACAAAGGGTTGTTCGACAATATGAACGATCTGCATAACCTGCAAAAAGCAATAATCGATGCATACGGCCCGATTGATGATTCTCTTAATGCTTATTATGCAGAAAACGCTTCTTCTTCAAGAGCTCAAGACCGTACTAACCGATTTCAGGTAGAATATGAACAGCCTCTTATAGATACTTTGGCAAAAGTCCGTAGAAAGTTCAACAACGATGATTTTCTGATGAAGTACTATCCCTCTGTTCGTACAATCATCGAAAGGCAGAGAGTTATAACCGAAAGAGAAATTAAAAAAGCTCAGAATGATCCGGAAATAAAAGACGATGAAAAAGCTTTGTTTGGAGCGATACAATTGGCAGAAAGTAAAGATTATGCCGGACAAACCGGAACATACAAAGAGATTCTTGCACATGAATATCCGGAATTTAAGTTCCCGGCAAATTTCGAAACAATGACCTATGATGAAGTCAAGGATTTTGCCAAAGAAAACAAACTTATATCTATGGAAGATTTTGTAGAAAGATATGAAAATATGTTAGGGAATGATTTGGTAAATGAACTTTGGAATAATATACGCAAAATATCCCAATACAAACTTTATAATGATTATCAAACCGGGATGATGAGCCGTAATACGTTCGAAGAACTTAATTATGGTGTTACCATGAAAGAGCTGGCGAAAAAACGTCTGGATGATGGAGAGATAAAACAAGAGCAATATGATTTTGTTTTAAACACATTCAATCGCCCTGAGGCTTTATTGTCAAGAGGTATAATAACTAAAGATCAATATAACTCACTTAAACCTCGTTATGAATACTATCTGCCATTAAAGGGGACTTCTGATGTAGAAGCAGATGATATAAACGAATACAACAATAAAAAAGTTAAGAATATATCTGCATTAAAGGCTGTTGAAGGCCATGAAAATGTAGCAAGAGATCCTCTGCCACAATTATTGCAGGATGTTTACGGAAGCATAATGTCTCAAGAACAAAACAGATGGCGTAATACATTGCTTAATATGTTACGTAAATATCCAATACCGAATCTTTATCATATACAAACTGAATATTTTACACCTATAAAAAATGGGGAAGGTAATATAATAGAGTATGTACCTTATGTAAAAACAATAAATGGAGAACTCATATTTGTGCCGACAGAAGAAGAATTAAAAGCAAAAACAGTTGTACGTAAACGGAGAGGATTGGATTTGGACATAGAAATAAACAAACGTCAATCCTCAGAGCATGCCGTTACATTCCTTGAAAATGGAGACTATGTGACTGTTTATTTTACAGACCCCCGAATAGCGCAATCAATAAATAACCTGAATGTCGCCAAATCTTATGGCTGGTTTTTAGACTCTATTATGAAATGGGGCGGAAGAATCAATAGGGGAATGGCAAAATTGATGACTACTTATAGCCCGGAATTTGTTATTTCCAATATTGTCAGAGACTATCAGGAAGCAAATGCTAATCTAATGATTAAAGAAGGGCTGAAATACACCCGAACATTCGAAAGTTATTATTTCAATCCGGAGCTTGGAGCAGCCATAAGAAGAAGACTAAACGGCAAAAAGGGAGATACGGAAATAGACAAATATGTTGATGAGTTTTTCAAATACGGAGGTGAAACGGCATATAACATGCTCCCGGGATATGAGCAGAAAAGAAAAGAGCTATATAAAGAAATAAAAAAAGCAAATAAAGAAGGGAATAAAGCTATTTTGGTGGGTTCTAAAGTAGTAGATTGGGCTTCTGAAAATATTGACATGTTAACTAAACAGATAGAACTTAGAGCCCGTATAGCTACTTATATAACGTCTCGTAAACATGCAAAAAGGGCGATTTCTCGATCTATATGGGATGCGAAAGAAGTAACCGTCAATTTCGATAAAAGAGGATCATGGGCAAAAGGTTTTGGATTTTATCAATTATTTTGGAATGCCGGCAGACAGTCTAACCGGATGCAGATACAAATGATAAAAACGCATCCTATTAAATGGGCTATTGTAAAATCAGTAAATACGGCTATAGGATTTGCAGAAACTGTATTACCATGGTTACTATTAGGTGATGATGATCGGGATAAATACGTGGAAAAATATTTTTCCATAACTCCTTATACGCGATATTCCAATTATTGTTTCTTGGTAAATGACGAACTTGTAGCCATACCTGTACCTCCTGCATTCACACCCTCTCGTACATTAGGAGTGTGTATGGCGGAAATGGTACTTAGAGGAGGTGATCCCGGATTTGATCCGACGGCATTAGTTATAGATGTGGCCAATGCCGGAGCAAGCGAATGGTTACCGGATTTTGTTGTCGATCCGATATTTGATATAGCAAATGATAAAGATTTTGCTGTGTCAACAGTACTTCCACAACAAATAAGGCCATTTGCAGAGATAAATGACAACAGAAATTTCTTCGGGTCGCCTATCTATAATGACAACATAAACGAATTTAAGCCGGCATACCAGCGTATTTACAACGGAACAGGGCCTACCTATGTAAACATTGCACAATTCTTAAATAATTGGAGTGGAGGAGACGAGGTTAAAAAAGGGGAAATAAATCTTAATCCGGCAATGCTTGAGCATTTGGTTGAAAGCTATGCTTCCGGACTTGGTAAATTTTGCGAGAAATTCGTAACAACATCAAGAGGGAAAGCCGAAAGTTCAAAAGATATACCTGTTTTAGGCCGTTTTTGGAGAGGTGATATAAAATATTATCTCAATAGAGATGAGAAAAATACTTATCACAAGCTACTTGTTCAGGCTAAAGAATATAAGTATCTAAGAGATGGATATTCGGCAAAAGGAGATGAAGAAAAATTAAATGAAGTATTGAGAGAAGCTGAGTTGTATGAACCGATTTTAATGATACAGCCAATGATTCAAGAAGTGCAATCTTTATTAAAGAAAGATCCTGATAATGAAGAGTTGAAAAATGAATATGACAATATAATAGAACAAATAAATAATATATCTGAAGAATATAATAATAAAAAATTTAACCAATGAAAAAGATAATTCCAAAGTCGAGATTAAATCCATATAAAACAGATGATAGATCTGAAATATTCAATTCTATCCGAAACAGCGAAACTGCATTAATTGTGTTAGAAGCCCAGAGAGCTTGGGATGGGCTTGATAAGTTTCGAAAAGAGACGGTCAGAAATCGTAATTATACTTATGGTAACCAATGGGGGGATAAAATGAAAGACCCCTCCACAGGAAATACAATTACCGAAGAAGAATACATAAAATCACAAGGAAAAGTTCCTTTGAAGAATAATATGATCAGGCAATTGGTAAAATCTGTTGTTGGTCAATTTGCCTCAAATCAGACCGAACCGGTATGTGTGGCATCTGATCGAGACGAACAGAAACTTGGCGAAATGATGTCTATCATAATGAAATATCTATATTCCCTTAATAGACTGTGGGATATGGACCGAAGAACATTCGAAAAATACATAATATCCGGTCTTGTTTGTCATAAGATAAAATATGGTTGGAACTCTGCATTAAATAAAGAAGATTCTTTTGTTTTCGATGTCGATAACAGGCGACTGTTTTTTGATAATATGATGACTGATTACCGATATTGGGATTGCAACCTGATAGGAGAAATACATGATATGTCTGTCAGTGATCTTATTTCTAAATTTGCCGGTAATGATCGTAATCGGGCGATAGAGTTAAGGGAAATTTATAGGACCGCTTTACCTGACTATATTCGTCTATCTTATGAAACTCTGACATCAAAACAGATTGATGATATTTCTTTTCTTTGTCCCTCTGACCCGAATCTTTGTAGGGTCATTGAGATTTGGAGAAAAGAAACTAAAGAACGTTACAAATGCCATGATCCATTGAAAGGAGAGTATTATAAAATAGATATAGAAGATCTTTCGGAAATTAAAGCCATAAATCAAAGTCGCATAGAACAAGGCACGTCACAAGGCATTCCCTTAAATGATATACCGCTAATAACAACAGAATGGTTTATCGACAGGTATTGGTATGCACGTTGGTTATCTCCTTTTGGGGACGTCTTAATGGAAATGGAAACACCCTATTGGCACAAATCACATCCTTATGTAATAAGTATATACCCTTTTATTGACGGAGAAGTACATTCGTTTGTTGGTGATGTCATAGATCAGCAACGATATATCAATCGATTAATTACTATGATAGATTTTATCATGGGAGCAAGTGCCAAAGGAATATTACTGTTCCCGGAAGATCAAATACCGGACGGAATGACAATAGAAGATATTGCCGATGAATGGTCAAGGTATAATGGCGTAATTATGTTTAAACCCAAACCGGGAGTTCCTGTACCACAACAAATATCAACTAATGCTACAAATGTTGGGGCTTATGAACTTTTAAATTTACAGATGCGCTTATTAGAAGAAATATCCGGTGTTCATGGAGCTATGCAAGGGAAAAAAGCGAGCAGTGGCACTGCTGCTTCTCTTTATGCTCAAGAAGCCCAAAATTCAGCTCTTAATCTTGTCGATTTGCTGGCATCTTATAATACGTTTCGAGAAGATAGGGATACAAAATTAATGCAGGTTACACAACAATATTACAGAGACAAAAGATATATCAATATTGCCGGAAATGATTATTCTGAAGAAGCAAAGCATATTGATCCGGATAAGGTGAGAAATGTTCAGTTTGACCTTACCATTACAGAGAGCCAGACTACTCCTGCATTCCGCCAACAGACTAATGAATTTTTGATGCAGCTTTTTGGAGCAGGACAAATAAGCATTGAAGATTTACTTGAAAATGGCGCATTCCCATTTGCCGATAGACTTTTGCAATCCATCGAAAAGAAAAAACAAGAAATGGCTGAAATGCAGCAACAGATGCAATCAGAACAAGGAATTAATGCACAAGTGCAACCGGACGAACAATTATTGCAGCAAATGATGCAACAAAAGTAAATTAACATGAGAAAAAAGAAAGAAAATATACCGAAGAAAAAATACTCGGAGGAAGATATTTCGCTGGCTTGCGATATGTTTTACAATCAAGGGCGCAATATGCATGAGATTGCAAAGTACTTTGGTAAAAATGCATCTACAATTTCTCGTTGGATTTCGAAAGCCAAAAAAGAAAAGGCTATCGTTGAAAAAGAAACAGAACGAGCATTAAAGGAAGTCGCAAGAAAGAATGCGTTAAAAAGATTTGATCGATTGTTAGCCTACGAGGAAATGCAAGAAAAAACAATAGAAAGAATAATGGAATTAATACCTACGATACGCAGTATTCCGGTACTAACACAATTACTTGATCATATAGAGACTGCTCGGTCAGGATCTAATAAACAGGATAATCCGACACCGATACTCAATGTCGTAAATCAATTACAGCAAATATCACAAATGCAAGAAAAAGATTACCAAGAAGCTAAAATAATAAATGATTAAAACTATAATAAATTAAATTCAAAAAAATAGTTCTTTGACTTATTGATTTTTACCGTTTAGCATTTATATGTTTTTAAACATACAAATATTTGTATTATTTATTTTGGTAATACGAATATTTGTATTATATTTGCGTCATAAAAGTTTTAGTTATGACAATAGGAAAAATATATGAATTATTCGTTTTGAATAATACTAAATCAAGAGATGGCATTAGACCTTCTGCTGATTATTTAAGAAAATATGGAAATGTACCTTTCGAAGAAGCTTTTGAAATTTATCTTCAAGAGATAGATTATTTTATTTCTCTTAAACGGAAGATAGACGATTTCGAAGAATTTCTTATAAGTATAAATTGTCCAGTCGTTAACAGTAAGTCATCGGAAAGTCGTTATTACAGATACAACGGAGTTAAATACAGATTTAGCACTCATGTATATCCAACAGGATCAATGACCGATAAATTGTTAAAAATAGTAGATTTTGCAGCTGACCCAGAATTAATAAATCATGTATCATATTAATAAAAATGGATAAACAAAATTATAGAGAAGTCATCGGTGAAAGGCTTAGAGATTTTAGAAAAGATAGAGGTATTTCTATGTATTCTGTTTCAAAAAAAGGGGGGATAAGAATAGACCAAGTTAAAGCAGTAGAAGAAGGGGTTACTAATTATACAATAGATGTATTTTTAGGATATATTTTAGGTTCTGAACTATATATATATTTTGCAGAAAAGACAAAAACAGACGATAAGCCACATGATTTAATGGAATTAATAAAAAAAGCTATTTCAGAAGATCCATTATAAATATGTTATTAGGCGGTAAAAATTGATATTTACCGCCTTTTTTATGTCCGGGCGGTTAATAAGTTCGGAATTTTTATTTTTAATTATAATGATAAAATGAGAAAGAGCAAATATTTTAAAATCCAAGAACTTGTTTGTCCCGAAGTCTATAAAAAATATGGAGAACGGGCATGGATGTTTATCGATCCGGAATTGATAGAGACGCTCGATATAATCCGGGAGAAAATATTGAACAAACCGATGATCGTCAATAATTGGGCTTCAGGAGGAGGTTATACCCAAAGAGGGCTTCGGTGCAATATTTGTCAATTGGTAAGAGATAAGACGAAAAGCGGGAAACTCTATTTGTCTGCACATAATTTCGGGAAGGCCATAGATGCGACAGTGGAAGGTATGACGGCAGAGGAAGCGAGAAAATTGATCATAAAGAATCAGATTCTGCTGCCTTATCCGATTCGTTTAGAAGATGGTGTTTCTTGGCTGCATTTGGACGTGTACAATGCTGATAAAGGTAAAGTGTATTTATTTAAAGTTTAAGCTATGAAATATTTTATATTTATAGTGTTTGCAGCATTATTATTAGGTTGCAAAACTAAAACCGTATATATCCCTTTAGAAAATACCCGAATAGAATACAAAGATAAATTATTGAGAGATTCTATTTATTTACATGACAGTATATTTACCACTATACGTAATGACACTATTTATCTTTATAAGTATAGAACCCTATATCGAGATCGTATTATTCGGGATAGTATTTTTAAAAATGACACAATTTGGCAACCTTATCCCGTTGTAGAGACTAAAATAGAAAATCGCCTTAATTTTTGGCAGAGAATCATACAAGGAATAGGTTATTCTGCAATAGGTCTCTTTATCGGATGGGGATTTTTTAAAATTCGAAAACGTATTATTTAGAAATAAGTAAAAGTTCATCCCCTATTTTGATCCCTAAAAATAAAAAGTGTTTATAATACATTGATTATAAACACTTTAAAAACATATTAGTTGTCCTTAAGATACTTTTGTTTGCTGTTGGCCGTTGAGACAAAGTATCCCAAAAGCAAGGTTCAATTTTTTCCCCAATGTAAATTTTCATCCTTTTATAATTAGACCACATTACAAGATATATAAGAGTCTCCTTATTTGAAGATGCCTCTTTTAAAACGAATTTCGGATCTAATCTCCCCATATACTGATTAAATTTATAATTACTCCTATAAATATAAGTTCCTTAACTCTTTCATTTTGCCCTATTTTTACTTTTTCAGTTAAGGATAGAGAATTATAGAACATGATATCTGTCACATCTTTTACCTCTTTCACTTTTTTATTTGTAAGCGATGCATTTGTCAAAATATTCTTAATTATACCATTCAGTCTGTTATGTTCTATCGAAAATAAATATTCAATGCCCACAAAATGTTTTTGTAATATTTCAGACAGCTCAATATATTTTGAATCAAATAATTTTAAATAATTCTCCAGTATAAAATCTTTATGTTCTTTATAAAAAAGATTGTTGTCAAAAATTATTTCCGGAGATTGACTGAAAATTTTCACCGTTAATTAGAACTTTTACATTGGTTTATTCGTATATATAATAGAAACACACTATTATAAATTAGCCTTATTTTCTAATGATTTAATTTTTTCTTTCAACATATTAATCATTTCGTCTTTTAAGGCTGAAGTTTCTTTAAGATATTTTACTTCAGTTTCCAAAGACATATTATCCGAATATTTATCCGGATAATATGTCTTTGTGTTATTCTGATCTCCAATTTTTATTATTTTTTGAGACCTTACGCCTTGTAAGTTTAAATTAACGCCTCCGGTATCAGTACTTTGATACACAGAATCAAAACCGGACAACCATGCCGGAGATACACGTAGTTCTTCAGCCAATTTTAACACAACATCCAAACGAGGAGAGATCTCTCCCCGTACATATGCATATACGGTATTTGGCGACATGTTTAACCTCTTTGCTAAAGAAGTCACATATATCCCATTTCGTTCTATCGAATATTGTAATCGTTCTGCAAACTTGTTTTCCATATTTATTTGTATGATATATAAAATTTATTAGGTCCGCTTCTTATCCGATTTCTTTTTATTTAATTTCTTTTCTTCAGATTTAAGCCTGCGTTCCACTTTCTTAACATCTTCTCCTGCCGGTAGATTTTCGGGTATAATGCCTCTGTCCAACATCATCTTCCGAACAGCAGAATTGTTATCTACATGTTCTTTTTCTATATCTTGTTGTCCATGTAGATCTTTCTGTTGGACGTTTACTGAAGTCATTTCAGCCGCAAAGTCTTTGGCTTTGATGTTGATAGTCGGCAGGAAATCAGCTAATGGACGATTATTTGGTGCGCCAAACTTACGTTTCAGTTGGGCGGTGTCAAGTCTAAACAGAGCCTTGTCGCCTTTTGAGCGGATGATTGCGAATCCCTTGCTGTCTATGCCTCGTTCATATAATATTCCTGAAAGGTTTTTCTCCGTATCGGCAAGTTTCGTCCGTGCTTGTACACGCTCATAATCGAGGATGCGTTTTTGTACCAATTCGGCACGGCGTGTCTGCACGGCGAAATAGTTTTGGGCAAATGATATTTCCGGCTTGCGCGGGTCTCCATTTTGCGCTATCAAGTAGCACGCGTAGCGTGTTAGCATATAATCATCCACCTCACGCTCAGAACCAGAACCGAGCGAAACCATTTTGCGGACGTGCGCAAAATGGTCTGTGACCGATTCCCCCGCATTTTCACAGGCATTCTTTGCCTTTTCTATCGCAGGGATAAAATTACGCCATTGGGTATATCCCAATACCGAGTGAAGCTCTCTTGCGCTCCAACACTCTACACCGTTATATTCGTTGGTAATAGATTCAAACTTTCGAAACAGTTCTCGTATTTCTTCTTCTTTCATTGCATATTTTTATTTAAGTATATCCCAACCTTTTATTCCATTTCGTTTTATCTGTAATACCCCCCATATTATTCCTATCCAAATAAAAGATTTTGCAACATAGACCCAAAAACCGGTCATATCTGTATTGGAAGAATTGACAAAGATTATGTCAGCAATCAATGACTCGGAATTATATGCTGTAGAAATAGCTTTAGTGATAAAATATGAAGGAATCAATGATAAAATTTCAGCCAAACATAAAAAGTAAAATCCTTTTTTCTTATACCCAATCAACATGAATGTTGCGACAAGCTTAAATAATATAATTATAAGTAGAGGAATATAAGCCCAATTGCAGATAGCATATTCAAACGAAACAAGAGGGACACAGCAGGCTATTATTTGTCTAAAGATAAAAATCAATTTTATAATCAATACCGCCATTGTCCAATTACTGACTTTGTTTGGTTGGATGTTTTTTTTAATTTCATTTGTAAAGTCTTTTTCTGATTGATTGTCCTTTCGAATATAATCAATTCCTATGTATGCAATCAAATAAACGATCGTAATTGAGACCATTATTAAAATAAAAATATAATCTGAATCCATATTCATAAATTTTTTAATAACATATTTTACAAGCCCTTCTTCCCATCTCTTCGGCTTTTTTCAACGATATTGCTTTCACTGATGTACTACATCGATCCAGTCCTTTACATTCCGGATCACTGTGATAAACTTTTGATTTAGGTCCCATACAGACATAGACTGTTCCTGTTGATTTCGGATATTTCTCTGTCTTGATTCCCGCACTCATAAGCGGGAAAACAAGCAACGATAATAATAGAAGTTTTTTCATGATGATAATTATTTATAACGGATCAAATCTATTCATATAAAAACTAATATCTTCTTCTCTTGTATGATATAATATCGGCTTCTTAGTATCTGAATCCATTCTTATTTTTATTCGTATGTCATTACCTGTAGCATTTACAGTATTATTGAAAATAAATTTTTGTATATCACTATTATTGAAAACAAAAAATATATTACTATCAATATTAGAAATTTTACATCTTGCAACAACGACATATCTTATTTGGTTTCCAATAAACGCATCAAATCTATTTTGTTTAATAGCTGCATATATTTTCCCATCTTTAAGGTATGTTGTTTTTACTTGAATAAAATAATATATATTATCTTTATTTGCGACAATATCAACTCCATCATCTACCATCATAGAATTTGCGTTATATCCTCTAAATAACAGTTCACTCATTACAGAACATTCTCCAGCTTTTCCTATAAAAAGGTTTTTAGCCATTAGCTTTTCTTTATCTGTATCATCCATTTCAGGATTTATTTTTATTATGGAATCTGGATCTTTTGGATTAGGAGTTATTGAAATCTTAGTTTTAATTTTGTATATTCCTTTTTTAAACCCACCTTTCCCATTTCTAACTTTAGAAAATTCAGGGTTTTTACCTTTGACATCTCGGCTTAATATACCAATTATTTTAGATGTCAATTCTTCTAATGTTATGTCTGGATATTCTCCAGACATAAAAATCCTTTCAGAAATTGTGTTTACATGTAGGCCATGTTTTGCCTCTTTTTCAGATAAAGTTTTAAAAATAGATTCTTTAAGGTTTGCCATAATATATAGATTAAAATATTTTTGAGATATTTTCTTTTAGCGAATAAAATAACTCTTATTAATTTTTTATTTGTATTCAAAAGATTCAATTACATATCTTTTACCGGTCCATTTGTCAAATAGGTCGCTTTGGAAATAGCTATATCTACCATTTAAAGCGAATAGATACATAATTATTAGAATGACTAATACAATTATGTATTTAATGATCTTTTCTAAATTTAATTTTCCCATATTACGCAAACATTGAAATATTAATAACTCCTATTACAATAGCCCAATCGCTTATTTCAGTTACGGGCAGATCATAAGGTTTAAATCCGTCTTCTGAATTGAAAGAAACACATCGAACAAAGCCTTCCTTTTCTGAAGGCTGTAACTGTTTAACTACAATTCCGTCATTTGTCGCAAGAGCATACACTTCTCCCCAACGTATATGTGTCCGACTTATCCATCGATTACATATTATTATGTTGTTTTCATTGATAGACTGTTCCGGATTCTGCCTATTAATCATACTTCTTCCTTTAGCACGTATAGCAAAGTCTCCTTTTATTCCGGGAATGAGCAACGGTGTGCAATCGTCTCTTTTTATTGCAATGCTAAATCCGTCAGGAACTCCACATGTAGCAGATAAATCGGTTACAAGGGGAATAGATTTTCTTTGTACTTGATATTCCCCCCGTGCTTCATTTGCAACAGATATAACGCCGTCCGTTTGTGTATATCCGGATTTTAGCATTTCTCCTTTCCCAATCATTAGCCATTCAATATTTAAATCTGGATATAAATTGGCGATATTCTCCAATATATCGGGTTGTATAGAGCGTGATATATTTTTAATATAACCAGAACTAACCCCGATTTCTCTCTCAAAACTTGCAATTGTTTTGTTTTTGGATTTCACATACAATATTAATCTCTCTCTAACTGTATTCATAATCAGTAATTAAACTTTATTTAACTATTTAAATAAGGAGAATATCTCCTATATATTTGGATATAATGAGAAAATCTCCCATATTTGCATTGTGATTGATAACAAACTAACAAAAAGGATTATCAATCAACGTAAAGTTTCAAAGTTAGCAAAAAAGTATAAAAATGACAATAAAAAATAAAGAATACTGTAAACTGATCTGGAAAATACTATTGGCTAATGCCAAACGCACAGCGATAGAAGAGCATAAAAATGTATTTTTTGTAACTGTAAAGCATGTATTTAAGCTAATAATGTACGTATTGAAAACGGTATTCTTTAGAATAATTCATTAAACATAAATTAGCAATTAGATTCATTAAAGCGAATTATATTCTTGTATTTTGAATTTAAATGAACTAATATTGCAAAATAAATGAATTAATAATTTCAAATGAATGACTAAAACTAATAAACAATGATAGAAAAAGCAGAACTCATAAAAAAAGAAATTGTACTTGTCACTGAAACACTGACATCATTTGACGTCGGAGAAACGTATAAAATTCCTAAGAAAGAATTGCCGATCAAATTAGCCCGTGTGACGACAAGCCGATTGAGAAAGAAGATAGGCTTCAGGGCAAATATCAACGAGATAGGAGATAAGAACTTCTATCTGATAACAATCATAAAAAATCCGATTAAGGAAGTCGAATGTCACAATCAAATATAACGGTCATGGATAGAACAGTATTAACCACCATATCGATAGAAGAGTTTCGGGGAATTATTGAAGATGTTGTCGATAAAGTTCTCACAAAAAAGATGCCTAAAAAAGACGACTTCAGAGAAACTTTTCTAACTCGAGAAGAGACAGCAAAAATATTGAACGTCACTCTCATGACTTTACATAATTGGAATAACAAAGGAATATTGATAGCCAACAAGATTGGGAACAAAGTCCTGTATAGAGAGAGCGATGTGAAACGTGCACTTACCAACATGGATGAAATTAAATACAAACAACTATAAAATAACCGGCACATACATCGGTAGGCAAAAAAAAACGGAGGGCTTTAGTTTAACGGGTCACAAGGAGTTGTGAAAACAAGATAGATTCTTATCCGGGTTCGAATCCCGGAAGTCCACTATTTGAAATAGATCTTTGACTTCATGAAATATTACAGGCTGAAAAGTAAGAATAGCAATGGTTGCCGAGACTTCTGAAAGGTCAGCCTACCGACAGTAACGAATATCCTCGATACGTGTAAGTAATAGTCAGGATTGCGGGGCTGACAACGCTGTCGAAAATATATGATAAAATATAATCATATCCCGGTAGAACGTAGAAAATATTTCTACCGGGAACTAATCATTAAACTTTACAACGATGAAAAAAGGAGATAAAGTCTTGTATTACGGTGATGTTTATAAAGTTGCCTATGTAGGCAGGGAGTATGTAGATTTAAAGATTCCTCGCCGGAAGTATGTAATGACAGTAGAAAAAAATTCGTCAGGCCATTATGAATCGGGAACTTGAAAAGTTGCTATCCGAATTGGAAAAAGTTCAAAATATGAGTGATTCTGAAGTTTGCGATCAGTACAATGTAGATAACAAAGATGAAGCTTTAGAACTTATTCGGGAGGCAATAAATGATGCAGAATTTGAATACACTCTGCAACAAGAAAGAGAGATCGAAGAAAACGGGATGTTAGAGACCTATAATTTGATTTGTCACACACAAGGTCTGTCAAGATATTGCTGATAATTTAAATTCATAAAATATGACAATCTACAAAATTACCGGGATAAGTTATGTAACTAATACCGGAAACAGAAAAAGGGTTACATTCGAAGACCCTCAAATGAGCGTGAATCTCGAAGAAACGAGAAAGGCCTATAAAGAACTTCTTGAATGCAAAGACTTGCATTTAGAATACACGACAATTGAAAACACAACGGATAAAGATATTCTCGAAAAAATCTTTGAAAGATGAGACGATTATTAAATCTGATAGCCTTTTCAATCCTCACTTTCCCCTGTCTATTGGTTATCAATGATGACGAAGATTGCTGGTATTTAAATTTCTTGGGATTGATTTATTGTGTGTGGTATGTGAATAAGATTCTTAAACCGATATTTAAAGCGAAATGAAATGTTGGAAAAACTAACCGAAGAGCAAAAAAAATTAATGCTCCAGACGCGAGATGAATGGATCAACCTGTTTTTTGATAACGTAAAGAATCAAAAGGGGATAGACAAAACGATGTTTGAAGAGGGGATTGAATGGTTATATACAGATCTTCTTCACAAGCCAAAACCGAAGGTAGTGTATTGCGACAGTTGGATAAGCTGTCTAATTACTATTGCTATTCTCAAAGATAAAAAATTAAATAAGTTGATTAAAGATGAATTAGGTTCTTCTATTCGGGCTTCTGTCTGGGATTCTGTCAGGGCTTCTGTCTGGTTTTCTGTCGAGGATTATGTCTGGGATTCTGTCTGGGATTCTGTCGGGGATTCTGTCGGGGCTTCTGTCTGGTCTTCTGCCGGGGATTCTGTCTGGGCTTCTGTCGAGGATTCTGTCTGGGCTTCTGTCTGGGATTCTGTCGGGGATTCTGTCGGGGATTCTGTCGGGGATTCTGTCAACATATTTCACAGTTATTCTTCATATATAGGTTTATCTAATTATGGAAGGATATCATTTTATGATTTCTTTGAGAAAATAAACATCCTTGATAATTTTAATTTTAAACAATATAAAAAGATACTAAAATCAGGGGTATTTAATGCGTATGAATTTGATAATTGTGTCTTTGCCATTCAGCCTCCGATATATGTTGAACTAAATTCGCAAGGGCGTTTACATTCCACCTCTACAGCGGCAGTAAAATTCAGGGATGGAAGTTCGTATTATTTTATTAACGGCAGGCCAATACCCAAATGGGTAGTAGAAAATAAAGATTCAATAATAAAGGATCAATTTTTACAGGAGAAAAACTTGGATATAAAAGGGGCGATATATGAGGTTTTAGGGGCAGAAGGTATAATAAACCTGTTAGGAGCGGAAATAACAGATACAAATACAATACATCATGCTAACGGGGATATAGAGACAGTAGAACTTTTGAAAACAAAAGAGACTTTTCCCGAGCTTGGCGATGATCCTATGGCATGGGTGAAGATGACTTGCCCATCAACCGGGACTAATTATCTTGTTGGAGTAGATCCTCAATATAATGATGCAATAGAAGCGATCGCTTCATTATCCCCATTTACCAAAGAAGAATATTCATTTAATTTCAGAAGTTGACATGAAAGAGTTATTAAAAGGTCATGCCGGAGACGTACAATTCCGGCAAATAGAATTAATCCCGGTAGGATTTAAGAAAGTGGACAACAAGCCTATTGCAGTAGGTAGCAGCGGCCATTGTCATGTAGTTACGGGAAATGTAGAAAGATATGAATCGGATGATAGAGTAATCTACAAGCTTAATGAAGATTCGAGATTACAGCATACGGACATTTCATTGATGAATGAACAGACATATTCATCACCTGAACTTTTACCGATAAAGGATCATAAACCTATCTTATTGCCTGCCGGGATATATCAGTTCTTTATACAGAAAACATATAACCCTTATACAAAATTGATGGAACAGGTAAGAGATTAAATACAAATTAGCCATAGGTTCAAGTTTTAGTTAATGTCCAATGCCCGGTTCGTGAGAATAGGGCATTTCTTTTATAAATAAAAAATAACGATATGGAAAACGAAATAGTTGAAATCAGTCAAATAGAAACCTTACAAGCTATCAACCGAAGTGAGATAGACATACAAATAAGTACAGCCAAACAATATCCAAGAGATCTGTCGAGTGTGCTTAAGAATATAAGGGACTATGCGACAATAGACGCAGAAACGGCAGCAGACTGTTTCTATGCCTTAAAGAGAGGACAAGGCAATGATGCCTCCGTCATAGAAGGACTTTCGGTAAGAATGGCGGAGATATTCGCATCAAGTTGGGGAAATTTGAGAGTTCAAACCCGAATTATAGGCAATGATGGAAAAACTATCACCGCACAGGGAATCTGTCATGATCTTGAGACAAATGTGGCCGTATCTGTTGAAGTAAAAAGACGCATAACCAATAAGTACGGTAAAACCTTTTCCGAAGATATGCAGGTGGTAACCGGTAATGCGGCAAGTGCTATCGCATTCAGAAATGCAGTTTTTAAGGTAATTCCCAAAGCATTAACAAAAAAAATAGTCGAGGAAATAAAAAAGGCGTCACTTCCTCCGATATCAGATATGGAGTCGAAGCGAGAAAAGACGATAAAATGGTTTACCGACAGAGGAGTAAAGGTCGAAGAAATTCTAAAATATATCGAATCCGACAGCATAGAGAATATCGGTATAGAGCAGCTTCTTACCTTACGATCGACCGCAAATGCGATAAATGAAGGCACTACGACAATCGAAGAGACTTTTCACCAGAGAGAGACTATAGAAGAAATGAAAAAAGAAATGAAAACCAAAACAGATAAACAGGGGAAATTAAACCTTCCGTAATGATATGAACAAGTATTCCAACTATACTCCGGAACAGGTGGAGGAATTGCTGTCAAACTTTCTCGTCGATTCGTGGAGTTATAGCAAGGTCTCCTCTTTTTCCCGTAATGAAAAGGAGTTTGAGAAAAATGAAATATATCGGGAATCGTCAAAAAGATCGGCGAGTTCAGTTGCGGGAAATGCCTATCATGCCGCTTTGGAACTGTATTTTTATGATTTGTCATGCGGAAAAGAAACTCCTGTTGTAGAAATGGAACAGATGGCATATTCGTATATAGATAACATTCCTGCCAATGATTGGAAAATACAGCAGACGACACCCACCGTAGAAGAGTGTATATCCAGATCCGTTAAATTGTCAACTTCTCTTATAAATAACTTTTATAGAGAGAAAGACATCTATACATCCGATATAAAACGTATTATAGGCGTTGAACTGAGATGTGACGAATGGGTCGTCATAAACGGGGTTGACATTCCTCTTCCGTGTCATGCCGTTATAGATTTGGCCGTAGAGTTGAATAACGGTAAAGTCGTCATTATCGATCATAAGACAAAATCAAAATTTTCCGATGATAAGGAACTGGCCTTTACGATAGGTAAACAGGCCATAACCTATGTCAAATGTCTTGAATCAAAAACCGGTTGCAGGGTTTCCGAAGTCTGGTTTATAGAAAATAAATATACGGCGAATAAAGACGGTTCACCGCAATTGAAGAAGCTTAGTGTGGAACTTGATGATAATCGCAGGCGGTTATATGAAGCCATGCTTTATGAACCTCTTAAAAGGATGTTGGAAGCCGTTTCCGATCCTGATTATGTTTATACAATCAATGACCGGGATAACTTGTCGGATATCGCTGAATTATACAATTTTTGGGCGAAAACATTGATATCCGAAATAGATGATTTTAACATACCGGAAAACAAAAAGGAGCTTGTGTCAAAACGGATGAAGAAAATACGGGACGCTTCTCTGGCAAGCGTAAACCCAAAGATAATATCAACCTTCAGAGATAAAGCCGCAACGTTTATACAATATGATTTAAGCAATACGAATATGAGTAACGGAGAGAAAATAGAACATACCTTGAGAACATTCGGAATTATCGTCAAGGTTGCACATGAAATCAACGGTTATTCTTCAGATACCTATCTTCTTGAAGTTTCAGCCGGAACAAAGATGTCCAATATCCTCAAATATAAGCTGGATATAGCAAATGCACTTAACGTATCTTCGGTAAGGATAGGGAATGATCTTATCATATATGAGGATAAATCATATCTGAGTATAGAGGTTTCAAAGAAACGGACGAAAGACCTGTTGTTTGATCCGAAATACCTTGACGGAGAGAACCTCCCTGTGGGAGTAGATAATTTTGGCAGAACCGTATATTGGGATCTAAACAATCATGCCACTCCGCATGTCCTGATCTGTGGAGCTACCGGAAGCGGCAAGTCAGTATGTATCATATCCATGATTGAATATGCCCGTCTTGCAGGAATAAAAGACATCGTGATCTTTGACCCTAAATACGAGTTTTGCCGGTATTCAGGAGACGGGATAAAAGTAATTAACGAAATAGAAGAGATAGAGCTGGAAATGAAAAACCTCGTCGAAGATATGCAGTCCCGGGCAAAAACGGGAATCAAGAATAAGACGCTTGTCGTATTTGACGAATTTGCCGATGCAGTTTCAGCATCCAAAACCGGACCGGAATTGGATATTAAGGAAAAGGTTCTGGTAGGATATTATGCACCGAAAAAAATAAACGGCATACCTCTTCCTCCTGAACCGAAATATGAAATAAAGACAGTCGGACGCCTCAAATCCCTCGAGGAAAACTTAAAAATATTACTACAGAAAGGGAGATCTTTAGGATTCAGAATCATAGCAGCCACGCAGCGAGCATCCGTAAAGGTCATTACCGGAGATGCAAAAGTAAATTTTCCTGTCCAGATATGCTTCAGAGTTCCCAAAGAACTGGATTCAAAAGTAGTTCTTGACGAATCAGGAGCTGAGACTCTTTCCGGTATGGGTGATGGGTTAATCAAGTCTCCTGAATATCTGGATATTGTTCGTTTTCAAGGATTCTATAAAAAATAATAAATATGACATTCAAAGGAATAGTAAAACATGTTTCTGCCATACAAAAGGGTATATCAAAGTCAGGGAACGAATGGCAGGCTCTGGAAGCGGTAATAGAAGAATCCGGGGTACAATATCCGCAATCAATAGTGGTCAAACAGCTCAACGAGAATATTGAACGGTTTCGCCTTATAAAAGGTCAGGAAGTTACCGTTCATTTTAATTCCAGAGTCAATGAGTACAACGGAAGATTTTATCAGACAAATGTTTGTTGGAAAGTAGAGAAACAGGATGATAAAACTCCTCCGGTTACAGCGACTCAGAAAGAATTTTCCCCTTCAACGGACGACCTTCCTTTTTAAAATATCTGACATGAAAACAAAGAAAAAAGAAACCGTATCAAGTCTTATCAGAAAACTCGATACGGTTTTTTCTCAATATATCCGGCTACGGGATGCAGATACAAACGGGATTTGCCGCTGCATAAGTTGTGGAGCTGCCCACCATTGGACTAAAATCCAAAACGGGCATTATGTAAACCGGGGGCACATGAGTACGAGATACGATGAGAAAAATTGTAACAGCCAGTGTGTTTCCTGTAACATGTTTGATGAAGGGAATAATATAGGATATACAAGAGGACTGATCCGCAAATATGGAATAAAAGTAATAGAAGAGCTCGAAGCAAAAAAGCATTCCTTTTGTAAAAGAACTCCTTTTGAATATAAAATATTAATAGATCATTACAAGAAAGAAGTCGCTAGACTTAAAGCTGAAAAGAATTTATAAACCCCAATAAAGCATATATATGAGAACATGGTTTGAGTGTGTCATTAAATATGACAAGACACAAGAAAATGGAATGGAAAAGAAGGTTTCAGAATCATATTTGGTAGATGCTCTTTCGTTCACGGAAGCCGAAGCTCGCATTATAGAGGAAATGACACCTTTCATTTCCGGCGAGTTTTTAGTTTCCGGTATAAAGCGGTCTAATATCAGCGAACTGTTTTATAATGAAGTTGGAGATAAATGGTTCAAATGCAAAGTAAATTTTATTACGCTTGATGAAAAGAGCGGTTCTGAGAAGCGTACGGCAAGTTATATGCTCGTATATGCATCTACCGTTGACGAAGCGGATAAAAATCTGAAAGAAGGGATGAAAGGTACATTGGCTGATTATGAAATAGAATCGATCAAGGAAACCAAGATAATGGATGTATATCCCTATAACTCAAAATAAGAAGATAAATATGGAAAGTAAAGCGGTAGCATTTCGGAAATAAGGTTAAGAGCCAATTAGACGAGGACGTAACTTTGAGTTATCCCCTTGAAACACCCGAAGGAATAATTGATAAGTATGGATTTATTGAAAATGTGGGCTATGTAGTTTTCAACAAATTTGGCGAAAACCCCAATGGAGGCCGTCCACTTATATAATATGCCCTTTCTATTGTTTAACATATAAATCAACATAACTTATGAACGAATTAGTATTTAAAGGTGCAAACGACCAAGCACTGACAAATAGTTTGTTGGTTGCTGAAAAGTTCGGAAAGAAACATTATCATGTAATAGATTCCATAAGAAATCTTTTGAACTCACACGAAAAATCGGGTCAGTACTTTGTATTAGACACTTACGTTGATAATAGTGGTAAAGAGAATCCTATGTATGTAATGAATCGTGACGGATTCACATTACTTGTAATGGGATTTACCGGAGAAAAAGCATTGCAGTTCAAGATAGATTATATTGAGGCTTTCAACAAGATGGAGCAAACAATAAAGTCCGGGAACTATCTTGTTCCCCATTCATTCAGCGAAGCCCTCATGCTTGCAGCCAAACAGCAGGAACAAATAGAAGAGCAACAAAAGAAAATAAAGCAAGATGCTCCCAAAGTTTTATTTGCAGATGCAGTAGCCACTTCTCAAAGGTCATGCTTGGTTTCTGAACTTGCAAAAATCATTCAGCAAAACGGAGTAAATATCGGACAAAACAGATTGTTTCAGTGGCTACGTGATAACGGATATTTATGTGCAAAAGGTCAGTATTATAACCAACCCACACAGAGAGCAATGGAAATGGGATTGTTTGAGATAAAACAAACAACGATCAATAAACCGGACGGATCAATACTTGTAACGACAACTACAAAAGTAAGCGGAAAGGGACAAGTATATTTTGTAAACAAATTCTTACAAAAGCAAACCGCATGATCCGAATAGAAACCGCCAGATCATTAATAGAGCTTATCGATGAAAAGATAGGCTCTATTCCTCCTGATACAACCAGACGTCTTAATGAGATAAGGCAATGGAACAGGAGAAGAAAGGAACTGATAAAGTATGTTGAGAGCAGAAAAGAGAAGTTTAAGCATTTGAGAAAGATTTAAAAGTACAAACTCATGAAGCCGATCAAGTGTGACTGCCGGAACTGTAAGCGATCCGGTCCGGTTATCAACCATATGTGTTTCTGTTCCAAGTTTAATATTTATCGGTCTGTAGGAATAAGAACATGTTTATTTTATCAAGAAAAAAAATGAATGAAGAACCTCACGGGCTATGTTCTATCAGTGAAATATTAGAATACATGTTCCCGGAAATATTGAAAGACAATAAAGATAATAGATGAGAGATAATGGATTTATAAAACTATCCCGAAAATTCTTTACGAATGATATATGGAAAGAAGCCCGGACTTTTAGCTCATGCGAAGCGTGGCTGTATCTTATACAAGCAGCACGATTTGATGCGGAGCCCGTTACACGGAGTATCGGAGGTCGTGAGATTACTTGGGAAAGAGGGCAATATCCGGCATCTATACGTTTCTTATCAAAAGAATGGGATTGGAGTGAAAAACGAGTTAGAATATTCCTTGATAGACTGAAAAAGAAAGGAATGATAAAAACATCATGTACTCAGGGCGTAAATATTATAACTCTCTGTAAATATGATGATTATAATAGTAGTGACAATAACGAGGACACATCAAAGGGCACAGATAACGAATTATTAATCAGTAAGATAAATGATATTTGGGCACAGCTAAGGGCGCAACAAGGGCACAGCGAGGGCACAATATATAAGAAAGAAAAGAATATTATTAATCCCCCTTATAATTCCCCCTTAAGCATCCATGATAAAATAACAGCCTTACAATTCAAAGAAAATTCGTTAGGCAACGATTTACGGATTGAAGAATATCTGATGGCTTTTAAATGTACGAAAACAGTATTAGATACATTGATTGATGAATATGTAAACGATCAGATTGCTAAAGGTAATTATGAAAATACGGAAAACGAATACAGAAAACATTTCGTCAATTGGTCTAAAATAAAGCTAAAGAATGAAAGGAAAGAACCTTGCGGACAATCTTCAAAGAGATACCGGAAACTTGATTAGGATGCCTTGGGCGGAAGATGCGGAAAAAGCGGTTCTAAGTGCACTGATAATAGAGTCAAGCGCCATAAATCAGATTGTGGATATACTGAACCCGGAAATGTTTTACGACTCAAGACATGAAGCTATATACCGGAGTATTCTCTCCATGTATGACAAGAACATCAGAATTGATCTCATATCCTTAAACAAGGAACTTGAGGAATCCGGTAAAATAAGAGACTCCGGAGGCATAGAATATTTGTTGGAGATAACAGGCATCGTGTATTCAGCCTCAAATATAGAAAACCATGCCTTGTATGTGAAAGAGAAATATATCCAAAGGCGGTTGATAGAGGCCGGGCATAATATACAGACCTCCGCATTAGACAATTCGAATGACATATCTGATATACTCGAATATTCGGCTAAAGAGATTGAGGATATAATGTCCGGAGCAGTCAATGAAAGCAATACGGTAAGTATCGGGGAAGCCGCAAATATTGCCTACGAAAAGTATCTGGAGCGGAATAATGCTTATCTGATCGGGGAGAAATTCAATATTACGTCAGGATTTTTAAACATAGACAAATATACGGGAGGATTTAATCCCGGTGATCTGATAATATTGGCTGCACGTCCGGCAATGGGTAAAACGGCAGTATTACTACACATGGCAAAATCCGTAGCGGAACAAGGAAAACATCCTGTAATATTCAGCTTGGAGATGACACGGGACAGTCTTGCTTCACGTCTGTTTTTTTCTTATCAGAGCATTGATACGAACGGATTCAAAACTGGAAAACTTGATTCGGACGGGAAGAATAAACTCTATTATGCTAAAGAATACGTTTCAAGGCTTCCTATAACGATAAATGACTCATCGAATATAAGTATTCGTAAAATAAAAAATATTGCCTTGCAGCTAAGAAAAAAAGGCAAATGCGATGTGATATACATAGATTATCTTCAGTTAATTGATATGAGAAACGAAAATAGAAGTTATAACAGAGAGCAGGAAGTGGCACAAGTCTCACGTCAGTGTAAAATCATGGCAAAAGAACTGGATATTCCGGTGATACTGCTCAGCCAGCTTAACAGGGAATGCGAGCGTAGAGCAGATAAGACTCCTTTACTTTCCGATCTTAGAGAATCCGGAGCTGTAGAACAAGATGCCGATACGATTATTTTTATTCATCGTCCTGAATATTATGATGACCCCGGAAAAGAAGTCGGAGGCGAAATTGTAGAAAGTGGTAAAGGTTCTTTAATCATTGCCAAGAATCGAAATGGAACTACAGGTAAAATAAATTTTTACTATGATGAGACTCTTTGTAAAATATATGATGACAAGCAAGACTCTTTACCGTTTTAACCATGAATTAAAAATAACAGTTCCCCAAATAATAACTGAAATTCTTAATAATAAAATATCATGTTTGAAGGCGACGAATACAGATTGACTGATAGGCCAAAGGAATATTTTGAATGGCTTAAAGATCACAAGAATTTCCCGGTAGACAGATACGACATTTTCATGAATAAAATGAAAGCGAACGGGTTTAAAACTTTGGATATAAATAACCGATACGGAATAAGAGTGATAAATGAGGAAAACAATAAAATGGTAGATTACTATCACAGGAGGCAAAGAGTTTGTTTTTATGCAAATGGACAACAGAAATGGAGTTTTGGAAGCAGTCACCAATTTATTATCGATTTTTTGAACGGAGAAAATATTTTGTGAAACTTAAATAAGAAAATGATGAAAGGAGTTGAAAAATGAAAACATTATTTTATATAATAATCTTTGTGATAGTATTTCTATTTACAGCTAATACACAAATCACATTCAAACCATTTAGTATATCATTACCTTATTGGTATAAGCCGGTAGGTTTACTATTGGTAGTTATTGGAATATTTGTATTCGGTATTGGAGAAAATATGTCAGAGTACAAAAGAGGATATAAAGATGGGATAAATAAAACTATTGAACTAATTGAAAAAATAGAAGATGAGAATGACAAAGGAAGAAATTGAAAAAGCGGCAAAAAAAAGAATGAAATTAAAAATCGAAAAAATACAAGAGGAAAAGAAATGATTACAAAAGAAACAGCACGCAGGATTTACAACTGCTACCAACAAATCGAGGAAATAGACAGACTAAAGAAAGAAATGCTTGAAGAAGTTGAAAAGGCAATGAAACGTGAAGCAGAAAGCCATGAGCCTATACCTGACAGCCCATATGGCAGGTTTGGTAAAGGCATGCAGCTTGGAGTACCTAACGGGGTGTGTTCCTCAATGAGAATATTCAATATCTCTCCAAGTATAGGTGTAAAGGTAATGGACGAACAACGGGATAAGTTGGAGAAAAAATTAATAGACCTTGAAACTATAGCACGGTTGGAACTTTTAAAAGGCACAGAGAGTGAGCTATGAAACGAACTAATTAAAGATAAATTACAGGAGATAAAAGAATGAAAAGAGAAGAAATTGAAAAAGCGGCAAAAAAATACGCTAATGAAAACGCATATATACCAAGTGATGTTTACGCTGAAAATAATATGATAGAAATGAAGGAAAGTTTTGCCGAAACTTTCAAAGACGGTGCAGAATGGCGCATAAACAGCGTGTGGCATGATGCAGAAGAACAGCCGAAAAATTGGTATGAGACATGCCTCGTAGAATTAGGAACATTGGTAAGCAGCTTTTTTACCCTAAGCTACTATTATCACGGAGGATTCTCATGCTTGGACGAAATACATAATAAAAACATACATGTTATTAAATGGGCATACCTAAAAGATTTAATCCCTAATGTAGAATAATTATTGAGAATATGAGTTGTAGAAAAATAAAATTTAGAGGTAAATGTAAAACTACTGGAGAATGGTTTTATGGGTATTTGTTCAAATCAGATAGTGGAGAAAGGACACATATAAAAACAAATCATAAAGGATGTCTTAATATAGACCCAGATACTGTTGGAGAGTTCACCGGATTAAGAGATAAAAATGGGATAGAAATATATGAAAATGATTTGATTGAATGTGAAAAGGAATTTTATGAAGTTGTTTTTAATAATGGGGCGTTTGAATTAAAAAGCATACATAATTCCAAATTAGATAATGTCCCTTTAAATATTATGTTATCTGTTTTTGATGTTAAAATTATTGGGAACAGATATGATAACCCTGAATTATTAAGATTATGAATATATTTCAACAAGAAATAGAACAACAAGCGATCGATAGAATACAAAAGTTTTCAAAGATTGCCGATAAAATGGGTTTTGAGGTCTGTTTAGGATTTTCAGGAGGTAAGGATAGTCAAGTAGTCTTTGATCTTTGCTTGCGTTCAGGGATTGATTTCAAAGCTTATTTCAATCACTCTTTCGAAAGCAATACGACATTGAAATTTATCCGTGAAAATTATCCTAATGTTATAAAAAGGAGAGATTATAAATACGGATTTATAGAAAATATATGGAGGAATCATGGTGGATTATTCCCTACTGTTCAAACAGCATATTGCTGTAGAGATTATAAACATAACCCTAAATATGTTGACAAATGCAGTATTGTTGGTGTAAGAAAATCGGAAAGCTTTAAAAGAAGAGCAAGAAAAGCATTTGAAATTAAGAATAAAACTCTATTGAAAAGAAATAAAACATTGATTGACGAATACTTTACTGAAAACTGCCAGTCTACAGGATCTGCAGGTATTATTCAATTAAAGCCTATAATCGATTGGAGAGATGATGATGTTTGGGACTACATAAAAGAACATAATTTACCTATCAATCCTGAATATAAAACAAATAAACGAGTAGGATGTATTGTTTGCCCCAAAGCCAATTTTACGAGTAATGCGGAATCGTTGCTTAAATATCCCAAGTTAATAGATGCTTTTATCAAGGCCCGGGAGAATGGCGGTTTAAATTCATCTTGGATAATAACTAACGAAAATTTAGATTTAAAAGACGATAAATGCTTGTATATATGTCGCTGGTTAAATCATTCCTTCATGCCATTTACCCCTAAGCAAGAGTTATTATACCAAAAAGTAAAAGAGGTTTATTTAAAAAATAAATACAATGGACACAAACAGAACTTTAGATGAAATTGAAATAGAACACAAACATGGAAAAAATTTTTAGATATGAAAAAAATTATGTTCAATGATGAGTACGGGCTAACCAAATCCGTACTTGAAAGAAGAAAGACTCAAACGAGAAGACTTGTTCCAAAAGATTTTTTCACCTTAGCTTGGGATGAAAGAGGAGATACATTGGTATATGAGAATGAGGATGGGAGGGGTATAGATATTCGGGATAGCAAGTACGCTATATTTAAGGTTGGAGAAATTGTAGCTATTGCACAGAGATATTCTGAAATAGGAATAGAGCCTTTCCCATTTTGCGAAAATGGCTGGAATAATAAGATGTTTGTCAAGCCAGGCCTCATGCCCCACCAAATCCGCATAACCGATGTAAGAGTAGAGCGTCTCCAAGACATCTCGGACGATGATTGCCTGAAAGAAGGAGTCGTGGTCAATGAACCTAAAATTAAAGGTGGTATTAACATGTATTACCCTTGCGAATATCTTCGTTCATGTGCTAAAGAAGTAGGATGGGGCAGAGTGTTTCACACACCCCGTGAAGCCTTTGCTGAACTCATAAACAAGGTGAGCAGAAAAGACGTGTGGCAAGAGAATCCGTATGTATTCGTTTATGATTTTGAACTTGTTGACTAAAAAAAATGAAATGTCACTATATATACACAGAAAATGGCGAAAAGGTTCTTATTCCGGAATGCTGGCCAGTAGTCCTCTCGTATGATATATCTCAATGTATTTGCCGAGATAAAGACTTTGCAGCCTTCGAGCGGGAACGATACAATGAAATAGTTAAATCTCTTCGGCAGGAAATAAAGGACTTAAAACAAGAAATTGACTATTTAAACAGAATACTTAAAAAGTTTCCCAAAAAGCCTTGAACTTGTTGATTAAAAATAAATAGATATGATAGATAAATAATCATGTCATTAATTAGATAGAGCTATTATTGCAACTACTAAAGATGCAAATGCTATACAGATGCCGACAATTGAAATGATAAATGACCTTTTTGATATTTTAATACTTTCTTCACGATATTTGCGCTCATTAATTATTTCTTGCTGCTGCACTTCAAGATGGTTCAATTGTTGTTTTGTAAGTTCATATTGTTTTTGCATGATTATATTAGAATTCCTGTCACGTATTTCTTTAATATATTCAACCCGATTTAACCCTTTACATGAATATAATTCGTCATTATCATACTCTGTCATAGCCAACTGATTTTGAATACAAATATACAAATTATGTGTAACATTCCATTTTATTTATAACCGAGGGTGACCCAAAAGTCAATAACGACTGAACGGGTCACCCTTTTTCATTATCTT